CTGGCGTATTAGATGTAAGCGTATGCTACTACGTACTGACAAGTTCGACGAACCCACCACGACGACAGCTCTTGAAGCTTAAAAGATCTCAACCATTCAGCGTGTCTTGTCTCTCTTATTCTTTCGGATAGTATGTGACGCAAGTGAACTCAAGGTTCATTCATGCGAGCCATAGGGCAATTGCACCTATAAAGGCAATCTCTCACTTTTTCCGAAAGGTCATAATAGAAACGAGACTAACATCACTAGTTGATCAGTCGCCGCAACTCCAGTCTGAAGACTAGAACAGACAGGGACCATCTATTGGTCCCAAAACACAAGGTTTCAACCGCAACTTGGCGTGAAACTCGAAAGTAAAGTTGGTGATTCTTCCAGACTTTATCTGTTGAACATACTTTGACCACGTTCGTTCTGAACGTCGAAGTGCCTTAACGGGACTTCGACCGTGGTCAGAGTAAATAATATCAAAATTATTATTCACAACAGCCGTTTGAAAGAATACTTTGGTCGCGTACCCATACCAATCATCGTACTGACTATCCCCAAAACGAGTAATCGTTTTAGGAAGAGTCAAGGAGACTCCTTCATGGAATTTCCAAACAGTCTCTTTCTTGATCGTCGGAAAATCGACACAGTCGGCATCAATTAAATATGATGCACCAAGATCGAGGGCTGTCGGACGATGACGGCCATGGGGCCGAAGACCAACACCACCATACTCTCGAGGAACAAACCAAGGAAGTTTTATGTGGTTGGAGGAGGCGAAGCGCCCAAAATCACGAATGTATTGCTCATAACACACCGTAACAAGACGTTCGGGAAACGTATCGACCAATTCATCTGAATTAGAAGAGAATGTAAAATACTCATCAAACACGTTTTCAGGTCCCATCGGACCTCCGCTTCGCTTTAAATTGAGAAGGATGCCATAGTTAACGAACTTGACAAGACGAAATGGCTTGGATCTCTTACAGAGTATGATCGAATCGGGTATCAATGCCCAATCCTGATGCTCTGGATCATAGATGTAAGTCGTTGAATTAACATTACAAAATCCATCATGCCAATAGTACTTTCCGATGCTAGGTTCCATACCAAAGTACGGACAAAGGGTCAGCCAGAGTGCGTGACCATCACTATTACATGGAAAGAGACAATCGTCTCCGTTAACTAGAAGACGGCAACGTCGCAGGCCCAAAGATCTCTTCTCGGACCTTTCCATCACAATACGACAAATAGTCGCATTAGCGATGCAAAGGACCGGAAAAGAAGAGATCGAACCCATTAACTGCCCGTTCTTCTGGAAGATTGGTTCCCCTATTACGGGGTGACATATTCGATGCATAGTCAGTGATCGCAAGTAGAGTTCGCGAAAGGAATCCGGAAAAGATGTCTTCCAGTCTCGGAAGACACAATCCACGATTCGATGCGCAATCACCTCACTGATCCAACTAAACATCCCATCTGTCGCGGCGGAGTAGTCTCCTGATAGAAACTTCTCCCCAGGTCTTAAAAAACCAATCTTCTCCTTCACAATATCCTCACTCACCGGACGTCCGACAAGTGTGAAAGTCGAGTGTCTCCTCAAGACACCGTGGATAAAACTTTGGAAAGGCTTTAGAACATACCCCATTAAAGGGGGGCCTTTCGTTATCACACGGACTTTCAACGCTTCTGGGAGTGCAACCGTTTCCACGAGAGGCTCTTCATCTAAAGCCTTCCTGAAGAGTTGTTCATACTCCTCAATTTCGTGAATACGGAACTGCTCCTGGTTTTCAAGACGTCCCACTTCATCATCTTCCCAGACGTCAAAGTCTTCATTCCATGAACGACTTTGCTCAGTGCTAACAGTAGGAGGTGGAATGAACCACCTCTCAGACACATTCTCAAAGATACTGCTTACCGCCCCGCCATTGCTTCTACTAGAATAGTAGTTCGCAGATGTCGATGGAATCGGTAATTTGAAGAGATCCGCAAAGCTCAAACGGACCTCCCCAAAGATCTCATCCACAGTACGTTCCAGTTCTCTTCTGACGAAATCATAATTGATTTCTAAGTCGAAAGCTGGTAGGATCTGTGGACTTGGTTCTTTGGGAAAAGTAGTAATCTGATTAAAGGTCTTGATCCGAGCTTGGACTAGACCATCACTACTAGCACGGGGGCAACCCTTCTTAACACCGAAGAGCAAACCAGTCAGGAAACCCTGACGGCAGTCGATGCAAGCCCTGTCCGAGAAGATTCGGAACCAACGTGCCCATCTCCCTCCTAAGAGGAAGTCTGGCCTATCGCCAGGAAATGGGTTCGGAGGAACCGCGCAACCTTGTGCGCAAGAATAGAAGGCGGCCAATTTGTACTTACATACTTTGACCCAAGGGTCTGCGCCTTCTACCGTCTGTTCTAGTGCTCTCCAATGAGTCAGAGTCTTCGTGTAATCAAGATCGATAAGATCAAATCCATAAAGACTAGAATGGAAGATTATCAACCTGATACACTCTTCTAGACTGGAGTAACCTCTACCATAGGTCCTTCCTGGGAGGAAAGATTCATCAACGTCATAAACATGACTGGAACATACAGAGCAGGTCGGGATACCCTGATCACGCTGTTCCTTGATGATTTCCTGGGAAAAGGAAGGGGGTGTAGAAGCACTAGCTTCAGGGGTGGCTAAATTCTTT